CCCCATCGCGCCGCCGCACCGACCATGCCCGGCAGACATGCGTCACCCCAAGAGACAGGTGGTCATAAAACCCGCTCACAGCCGCACCTCGATCACCGGCACGCTCGGCACCTCGCCCGCCTGAAACGACCCGACCGAAGTCTGTATCCGGTCGGTGTCAAACCGCACCGGCACATCGAATTCGAACCCTGCCGTGATCAGCGCCCCGATATCCGGCGGGGTCGCAAACGTCACCAGACCCGTCACAGGATCAACCGAATATTCCACAGTGTCGACCTTCAGGTCGCCTGCAATCGCCACCTGCACCGTGGCCGCCACCGGCTTTACCACTGGCCGGTCATAGCTTTCCTCGCCCGAGCGGTAGGTCTTTCGCAGCGGAAACACCACGCTCACCCCGTCGCCGCGCCCCAGGCTCTGGTCGAACGGCGTCATCACCTGTGACGGGCGGCAGGTCCGGTAATCCGACCAGTCCTTCCAACGAAAGCCGTGCAACTGCCCCCGCCGCGCCTCGAAGAACGCGATAAGCATCTCGACATCGTCCAGCGACCGCAGCCCCAGCCCCGCGTCATAGCGCCGGCGCGAATGGGCCCAGGGCGTGTTGCGTTCCTCAAACCCGTTGGCCAGCGTCACCACCTCGGTCCGCCGCTCGGGCCCACCCAACGAGCCAAAGCTCAGGTTGGCGGGAAATCTGATCTCGTGAAAGCTCATCGTCCGCCCCTATCTGTTTCGCTGCCCGCGGCTCATCGCCCGCATCGCCTGTGCCGCGATCTGGCTCTGGCTGCGCTGGAACCCCGCCACATCCGGCGTCTGAATGTTCATCACCACCGTCACCGCGCGGCCCCCGCCGGCCTGCACGCCCAGCCTGCCGTCCGCCCCGCGCGCCAGCGGCATGATCGCCTCCGGCCCCGCCTCGCCCATCAGCCCGGTGCCGCCCCGCATCGGAAAGGCCGTGGCCTGCGCCACCACCCCGCCCTTGGCAAACGGCATCACGCGGCCTTGCGAAAACGCCCCGCCCGCCGCAAACGGCATCATCCCGCTCAGCAGGCTGTTCAGCCCGCCTGCCAGAAACCCACCCACCGCATTCTGGATCGGCTTCATCGCGATCCCATAGACGGTATCGACAAGCGACCGCCCCAGACCCTTCAGCGCCTCCGACAATTTCAGCCCGTCGAACACCACGCCGTCAAACGCCCGCCGCAGGCCCCCGGACAGGCCGTTCGACAGCACGTTCACCTCGCGCCCGGTGAACACCAGGCTGTCGCGCATCCGCGCCAACTCGCCCTCGAACGCTCCCACCATGCTGGTCGTGCCGCCCAAGGTGGCCTCCAGCGCCGCGATCTGGTCTTGCAGGTCTTCCATCTCAGCCATCGCTTTTCCCCGATCTCACATCCGGATATGCCGCCGCCAGTTCGTCCAGCCGCGCCCGCGTCAGGGCGGCGGGGCCTGCCTGCCCCCCCAGCATGATTTTCAACTCCACCGGCGTCAGGCGCCAGAACGTCTCGGGCGCAAGCCCCAGACCATGAAGCGCCGCCCTCATCAGACCCGGCCAATCCACCTCAGCCCTCGCCCGGAACCGCAAAGGCCCGCGCCAGCAGTTCCGCCGCCACCCGCGCCGCCTCGATCGGACCACCGCCGATTTCGACCGTCCGCAGATCCGCAGCCGTGCCCCGCCACCCGCCGCCGCGCAGCCCCGCCACGATCAGCGCCAGCACATCGCGCGTCGAAAACCGCTGGCTCTCGAACCGCTCGACCAACTCCATCAGCGACCCCACCTCCAGCGCCGCCTCCAGTTCGGCCAGCGCCCCCAGTGTCAGCTTGGCCACATGCCGCTGCCCGTCGAGCCACAGCGCCACCTCCCCCGCCCAAGGGTTCGCCATCACAGAGCCGTAAAGGTCAAAGCCCCGGCCGATGCCAGCGACAGCTCATACGTCGCCTCGCCGTTGTGATTGCCCGCATATTCGATCGAGGTGATCTGGAACGGTCCCTCGACCACGCCGAAACCGGGAATGATCACCTGAAACTCGGGCATCAGCGCGTCAAAGAAAATCTGCCGTGCCCGCTCGTCGGTGTTCGCATCGCGAAACACGCCCGACCCCGAGATCGACGCGGTTTTCACCCCTGCCCCAGCCAGCAACTCCCGCCAGCCGCCGGTGCTTTCCAAACTGGTGACATCCACGGTTTCCGCGTTGAAACTAAGCCGCGTCGCCCGCAGTCCGGCCACCGTTGTGAACGATCCGTCACCAATCATGTCCACTTTGACCAACAGGTCCTTGCCGCTTTGAACAGCCATCTCGTTCTCCGTTTCTGTCAAGAAGACCGGCGGTTATCCACAAACCTACGGCCAAAAATGTTTGATAGTGCTAGACCTCGATCCGCGCCCGAAAGGTCATGTCGATCCGTCGGCGGCTGCCCTCGCCCAGCCTGCGCGCCTCGGCACGCAGAAAGGCCAGGTAAACCAGCCGCCCGGCGCCCAGCGTCAGATCGGCCCCCACCAAAGCGTCCGACACCGCGACGGCCACCGTTTTCGCCGCCAGAAACCCGGCGGAATCGCTGATCACGGCGACGCTGATCAGATGATCGGCACCCGCTCCCGTTTTATCCGAACGATCATTCACAACCTCTGGGCCAATAAGAACGAATGTTCCGCTCCCGCTGCCCGGTGCCTGCGCGTCCAGCACCTGCACCCCCGCCAAAGACGGGGCCGCCGTCAACGCCTGATAGACCGCCGTCTGCAACGCCGCTGCTGCCGCATAGCTCATGCCGGAACCTCCTCTCGCGCAAAGCAGGTCAGATACTGTCCGCCCGCATCGCGCTCGGTGACCGCGAGAATGGTGAACAGCCGCAACCCGTCGCGAAACCGCTGTTCGGGCTTTGGCCGCGACGGCGCCCCCACCACCGCGCCGCGCACTGAGATCCGGTAGCCGACCGTGGCAAGGTTGATCTCCTCCCCCGGCGCCTCGCGCCCCGTCGCCGGCACCACCTCGGCCCAGACGCGACCCAAGGGCACCCAGCTCAACACCAGCCCCCCCGCGCCATCCGCCACCTCGACCGGGTCCTCCAGCATCAGCGCCCGGGTCAGATGCACCGCCTTCATGCCCCGCCCCCACCCAGAATCCGCACCGTCCGCCAGCGTTCGATCAGCGCCTGCACGGCAAACGGCAATCCCGTCACCGCCCCGCCATCAAGCCGGCGCTCGTAAAACTGCGCCGCCAGCAGCAGCACCGCCTGTGCCAGATCGGCAGGCACCTGCGCCCAGGCGGTGCCAAACCCTGCGTCGAACACCACCTCGATGCGCCCCTCGGCCGGCACGCTCGGCAGCAGGATGCCGGCCGCCGCCAGCTTCGGCCGGTGCATGTCCGGCACCAGCCGATAGCGGCTGGCCGCAACAACACCGGGCACGCCTGCCCCGTTCACCAGCGTCACCGAAACCACCGCCGACACCGGTGCCACCGGCAGCGCCTGTTCGGCCTGATCGCGCCAGTCCTGCAACGTCAGCAGAAACCGCCGCGCGATCAGCGCCTTGCCGATCCGCCCCTCGATGGCCGCCATCGCGGCCCGCAGATAGGTCTCGATCAGCGCATCCTGCATCCCGTCATCGGTGAACCCGGTTCCCAGCCGCAGATGGTCCTTCAACCCTTGCACCGGCAGCGCCGCCCCCGGCACTGTCGTCTGCTCGATCAGCATCATGTCCGAACTCCAAACCTGCCCCTGAAACAAACTGGACGCGCGCCCCGCACCGCTCGGACGGAGGGGGGAGCTGCTAGACGGCACGGAAAACCGGCGCGCGCCCATTGGCCCGACCCGAGGGTCAGACCTTCACGGTGCCGGTCAGGACACCGCGAATCTCAGCAGCTTGATCGCCGCAAAGTCGGAAACGTCGCCACCCACCCGCTTGGTCGCATAAAACAGCACATGCGGCTTGGCGCTGAACGGGTCACGCAGCACGCGCAGGTCGGGACGCTCGGCAATCGTGTAGCCGGCATTGAAATCCCCGAACGCGATGGCAAAGGCGTTGGCCGCAATATCGGGCATGTCTTCGCAGATCAACACCGCATACCCCATCAACCGCGCAGGCTCCGCCGCCGCCACGCCGTCCGACCACATGAAGCGGCCATCGGCATCCTTCATCTTGCGAACCGCCCCGGCAGTCCGCGAGTTCATCACGAAGGTCGCGTTGGCGCGGTAGGGTGCGCCCAGCGAATAGATCAGATCCACGATGCGATCAAAGGCATTGATCGCGGCAAAGTCCGCCGCCACGCCCGTGGCCACATAGCCCAGCGATCCCCAAGTCCAGGACGCGTTTGGGACCTTGGTTGGCAGCAGGAACCCCCTCGGCTTGTCCACCCCATCACCACTGACGAAAGCCGCAGATTCCGCCCGGATAAAGCGGGTGGCGATCTTTTCAGCCAGCCAGCCTTCGACGTCGAAGGCCACATCGTCCAGGATCCGCTGCGAGGCTTTCGGCATCGCCGACAACTCGTGCAACCGGATCGAGATGCGCTCGATCACCGGAGTGGCGGTCTCGGTGATGGCGCCGACCTCAGAGGCCCAGCCAGAGCCGACATCCGACCGGTCGATCAGCACGTCAAAGGACACCGCATCGACGTTCACCACCGCCGCAATCGAGCGGATCGAGGCCGTCGACACCAGCATGCTGCGGATCCGGTCCGCCATCTGCGGATTGACCAGAAAACCGCCATCCCCCGCAACGGCCGTCGACAGGGCCTTGCCTTCCAGCACAAGGCCGCGCAGGCCATCGTCGTCGCCCGAC